TGATTTGATTTTCCTGCCTCTGCTGTTACATTTGTAAGTAAAGCATCTGCAACAACATCTTCTTCCTGAATAATTATTATAGAGTTATCTCCAAACTTCAAATAATAGTCTTGTTCAGGATTTGCAGTATAACAAAATTTATATTCATCTCCTTTTTCAAATTTATTTGGAGTTAAACTCATTTCATCTCCTTTTACTAATTCTCTTGTTAAGTCTGTTTGTTTAGATAAGCTTTCTGTTTTATAAAAAGACATTTTACTTGGAACTTCGTAAGTTGCTAAATTATAAATATAATTAACTTCTTTAGAATCAAAGTCTGCTACTGCACAAATAATAGTATCTGTTCTATTTACATTTACACTTATTTGGTCTTTTAATGGTCCATTCTCATCTTCTGTTATTAAATAAGTGTGATTAATCACTTCAATTTCTCTAAAGCTCACAGAATATAAACTTTCATTTCCTGTTCTTGATAATAATTTATAATGAACATTTCCATTAGTTCTATATTGTGAAAATTTATTACTTCCAAACCAAATTGGATCAATAGGGCCAAATCCCCATTTAATATTTTCTTCTGGATTTTTCTTTAATGCCTCAATCTTTATTTGATAATCTCTATCCTTTCTAAATACAAAAGAATATTTAACCCCTAAATTATTTGGAGCCCCACACCAAGTTCCCTTGCAAGTTTTATCTAATTTGATCTCTCTCCATCCAGTTCCCCAAGAACGATACATCTTCCAAGACTTTAATTCTTTATCTGTTTCAAAAGGAGTATCTCTCCCCCAAGGATCATAACCAATTGGATAAATAAAAATATCTTCTTTAGCAGTAAAATTAATAAAAGCTAAACAAGGGTCTGATTCAGTTCCTGCACAAGTCATATCTCCAGAGTATCCACTAACAACTATTGCTTCAATAAAAATAAGATAATAAAATAAAAGAGCAAATCCAGATATACCTACAGGTATTCCTATTAAGCCCCATTTCTTCAAACTTTCCCAATAGATTCTCATTAGATTCTCATTTGAGAAAATGGAATCAACTTACAACATTATCATAACCAATGTTTATAGTATCTCCATTATTAACAGCCACTGCACTGAATGTAGACCTTGCTAACATATCACCAGTAGATGAGCTATTAAAAACTCCTGCTTCTTGGATGCTTACACTTGAAGTAATTGCTACACTTGTAGTCAATCTTGCAGTATCGTCTGTAACAGTTGTAGTTTCTTGAGAACCAGTCCCTGCAGAACGATAAACTTCAGCAATTAATGCAGTTTGAGTTGCATCTGGTGCTGTATTATCAGTTCCGATTGCTATATGATCAAACGCATCTTCACCAACGTCTAACATCATCAATCCAGATACTACTGCTTTTCCAGCATTCATAACAGTGTTAGGAACATCAAATTGAGCTTTTAACTCATTATCTTTTCCCAATACAGCTACTCTAAATACACCTTTTAAACCAACGTTTTCTTCCATTTTAACCTCCTATAATTTAAATTTAAGTCCTCTCAATTTTTATAATGTTTGAACCTGAATAAGTTAATGTTAATGTTGCAACTAAAGTCCCAGATGTTCCACCAGTATAATATTTAATTATTGTCAAATTTGAACCTGAATAAGTAAAAGCCATAGCATCAAAATCTCCAGGTATTAATGAATTTATAGAAAGTGTTCTTACTGCGGTCAAACCCTCATTAGTTGCGATAAATTTATCGTATTCTCTATCTCTAATATTTTTTATTAATCCCATTATCCTTTTGACTTCATCTTTAACGTGTCGCAGAACCAGATAAACCTGACAACACAATTAAAAATATACTTCTAAGTATTTAAATAATCTTATTTTTTTACATAAAATTATTCTAATGCTTTAATAATACTTGGTCTTTTTTTACCTTCTTGTTCAACTTTAAGTAAGACTTCTTTAAATGCTTGTGGTGGGTTATCTTCTTTTATACTTTTTAAAACACTTTTCTCATTCTGTCCCAAATATTCATTTGTAGTTTTCTCAAAAAACCATTTGATTAAACTATAAACTTCAATTAGATGGGGTCTAAGTGAGCTTACAGGGTGTCCACCCCAGTCTGGTCTACCTACTTCTGCTAAGAGTTTATCTACATCCATTTTTACCTCCTATTATTTATTTTCAATCCAATTTTTAATAAAGTATGAAATTAATCCTATGATTGGCAAAGCAATCTTTTGATATTCTTCAGGGATCCATTGTGTCCAGTTGTCCAACAATAGAACCAATGCAGGAATACCCATTACGATTGCTGTATTCTTTATACTCTTAAAAATTCCTATTTTTAATGAATAGTTTTTCATTTTAACCTCCTATAATTTATTAGGATTATCTATTTTCAAATGTTCTGATTGTCCGCTTAATTTATATTTCATCATATTGGAATGTATTTTTTTAATCCTAATGCAATGCTTAAAACCAAAAGCCAAACATAGTTTATCTTTCTATGAAATGAATAGTCTTTAAATCTTTTTCTAATGTGTGTTAAATTTTTAAATAATATTAAGTTTTGTTCTTTCGTTCTCATTTTCATAAATTGTTCTTCAGTTATATCTAATCCATTATTCATATTATCACCATCCTCAATTTATATTTTGATTTGACTTTTTTGTAATCTATTATTTCATCAGTTTGAGGTTCTACTATCCATATTTTTAATTTGTCGTCGATAAAAACATTAAAGGCATGTTCTTTAGAAATAGCAAATCCAAATGCAAAATTAGGATTAATCTTTTTAAATCTACTCCAAAGCTGGATAGCAAAATCATCACAATCTGCTTGTTCAGATAAATAAAGTTTTAAATTAGTAAAATCTCTTTCCAAAAAAGCTTTTAATTCCTCAAAATTGCCCAAAAAGTATTGCTCGTCAATAGCATAAACTTGAATCGGTGTGAGATTTATTGTTTTTCTTTTAGGATTAAAAATATCTTTAAGTTTAGATTTATTTATCTGTTTAAATTTTTTCATTCTTTTTTTTTTAAATAAATTAATTAACCAGTTTATCATTTTGATTCTAAGAATGTTTGAACATAAGCATCTGCTTCTATTCTCATTTTTCCCAATTTATTTCCATATAATATAAAATAAGCATCTGTATTTGTTGCTTTAATTGGAGTAGAACCATAAAAAATATCTCCCCCAGTATAAGTCCCATTCCCTGAACCTTCGTGGCATACAGTAAGATTATTAGAAACATCTCCACTTGCCCCAGTAAATCTAATACAATATTGTGTTGAAGGCAGTAATTTGATAGAAGAGCTAAAAGTAAGGGTAACAATTTCTCCATCTGTGCTAACTGTAGAACTATCAAAAGTTACTGAAGTTAAAACATCTCCAGTTGGTAGTCCTTCACTCGCAGCATAAATCCCACAAGTGGCTGTTCCACAACCAGTCCCTGCCTTTTTTAATTTATATGCAACAGAAGTAAGTTCAAAACTGGAATTATTTCCTACAGTTCCAACAGTAAAAGCTTGACCAGATTCTTGAGATCCCCCACCCTCTATTCTATAACCATAAGTAGATCCTGTATGAGCATAATATTCTCCTGTTCCTTGTTCTTCTGCAATAGATTCAAACATAATATTTCCCCATGCCCCAATACCTATTGAATCAATTTCTGTAGTAAAATCTAAATTTGTTTGAGATGTTGTATAAGGGTCTACAATCCCATAATGAGAAGTTGTATCTGGAATTGTTGTCCAATCCCAATCAAGATATAAAGTATTACTACTATTAGATTCTATACTGACTATCTGATCTATCCCTGTTCCCGCAGTAATTTTTGCCACCATATCTGAATAAGCATTTGGTGTCCATGTTGAATTTGTATCTACTAATGTGCTTGTAGTAGCAGATGTAACTACCCCAGAAGTTGTTACATTTACTAAACTTTCTGATTCATCTTCACCTATAGAAATAATTGTTTTTGGACTTTCTGCACTTTCCTCAAGAATCCCTGAAACAGAACCAGTCCCATAACCTCTCCAATCTTTCTGTTTAAAATTTAATTTAACAGAATTAATAGCCACTACTTCACTTGGGATATAAAATCTCATATTTAAAGGGGTTTCAGAATCTAAATTTTCTGCTGAGCTTATAGCATAAATATTTGTGGAACCCTGCATATATTTAGCCATAGCTTCTACATCTTCTCTTGATTTTTTCATTTGTTCAATAAATTCTAATGAACGATTAGATACTTCAGTTTTTAATGTTAAGAAACCATAATCACTTCTATATGTTTGTCCAACAATTCTATAAGCATCATCTATATTAGCTTCGCTATCTGTGATTGTTACATTATCTCCAATATTTAAAGTTGCATCTGTCATTGGTTCATCTGGGGTGATTGTAATTCTTATGATTGGAGTTTTTCTATCAGACAAATATCCAGAAGAAATAACTTCAAGCGTTTCTTCATCGACGATTGTTTTGTCAATTAAAGTATGATCCATTAAGCCATAAGTTTGAATTGAACTTCCAGCCTGAGCAGAGCCAGTTGTATAATGTTGTTCGATATAACAATTTTTATTATGAGCCTTAGCTGTTGTAGAATTAACACCACGAGTTACTCCTGTTAAAGTTGTTGAAGTTGTTCCTGTGTAAGTAATTTGTTCTTCTGCAATTCTTGCTGTTCCTGTTGAATCAAAAATCCCTCCATTAACTACTGTTACTGTAGTATTTGTTGAAGCAATATTTGCATTTAGAAAAGAACTTTGAGTTGAGGCTGCATAACAAGATGTAGATATTTGATTTACTCCATCTCCATATCCAAGAGCATAAACATAATTTACTAAACTATTTATATCTCTTTCTTGAGTTGCTTCAACCATACTACTTGTTAGATTATATGTTTTTTGAGAAGAAGTTTCTCCTTGATTTGAAGCAAAGTTAATATAATCAGCACCATAATCATCACCTGAAACTTGAGAAACCCACCAATAATAATCAATTGCCTCGCTTAATTTTCCTAAAGAATTGAGTCTATTCGCGTGTTCAAATCTTAATGAAATAGTTCCAAAATCTGTTGCCCAAATCCCAGAAGAAGCTGTTGTAAGGATTGAATTATTTATTTCCTGAGCAATAGTTTGTGCAGATATGTTTGTATATTGAACTCTTGCATCTCCTGATTTAATAAATTGTTTATCAAGAAGTTTAGATTCCATCCCATAACCTCTTGCTATAACTTCATAACCAGAAGCATATTCAATATTTTGTATTCTTCCTTTTAGAATCATAGTAGTCCCTGCAAAGAATAAAACTTCAGCCTGTTCTTTAAAATAAGCCTTTTGAGCTGTAGTTATATCATAAATTTTTACTTCAAATTCACTCATTTGATTTTGTTTTTTCTTAACTTCAAAATAATCATAATGATTAAATTCAACCCATGTGCCACTATTATTAACCCACATAGTATTCTTATTTGCTGTGCCTGACGCTGCCATTTTATATTTTTAATCTATTTAATTTTCTTGAGGTAGGAACTAAAGGAAATCTTTGAGCTATTTTTGTTTTTCTATATTCTCCATCCCACATATCAAATTTTGGAGAGCTTATATATTGTCCTCTTGCTACAAATGTTAAGTCTGTTAAGTTTAAAGATTCATTTATTTTTTTACTTCCAATAACCTTTACACTAAGACTTACTGCATCAATTAAATTTAAAGTATCTGCTTCATAAACTCCTTCAAAAAGATCTGCCTCTATTGAAACACTATCACTTAAAGATAAAGAAGATGTAACTTGTTTTACTAATATTACTTTCACATAAATTACATCAGTTAATATTGATGTATCAGAGATGTAAAGAGTTTCAGCAGGAGTCATTGAAATTGATATTGAACTTAAAAGATTTAATGTGTCTGTTTCAGAAATTGGATAAATCTTTGTTGAAATTATTGAGAGAGAATCTGAAATGCTTAATGTGTCAGTTGCACTTTGACCAATAGTAACATTAGCTTCTAAAGATAAAGAATCATTTAAAGATAATGTGTCTGTTTCACTAATTCCAAGAGAAACATCTCCTTCAATATAAAGATTATCATTTAAATTAAGTGTGTCTGTTTCAGAAAGATTATTTATTATATCTGCTTTTAATGAAATACTATCTGTTAAACTCAGAGTATCTATTTCACTAAGATTTAAAGAAATATCTCCCTCAATTAATACAGAATCTGTTAAACTTAATGTATCAGTTTGACTTGTCCCTAAACTAACATCTGCTTCCAAAGAGATAGAATCTGATATTGATAAAGTATCTGTTTCAGTAAGCCCAAGAGAAACCTCTGCCCCTAAGTAAGCTGTATCAGATAAAGAAAGAGATTCTTCTGGATTTAAACCAACAGTAATTATTGCAGAAATCAAAGTTATGTCAGAAATAGAAATAGAATTAATTTCACTTAAATTATATGTTTGTATCTCTAACTTTATCTTTTCCCCATCCTCTTTTAAGAGATATGCACCATCCTCTTTTAACAAATAATCCATTTTTAAACATAATCGGTTGTATAAGTTATTCTTGCCCCATAAAGGGTTGTTCCTGCATTTGCATTTAATGCGACTAATGTATAATAATATGTAGAATTATCTATTGTTGCATCTGAAATAGAAGTGTCTTCTGTATTAAAAGCAGCAGTTGCCATAGTTGAATTATTCCCCCCCCCATTTAATTCTGTTCTCTCTAAAAGCCAGCTATCATCTGCATTACTACAATAAACTATACATCCTGTAATTACTGCCCCCTGTGGTAGTTTTACATTTGCGACAGCAGAAGTTCCTGCTGTAAATACTAAATCTCCATCGGTAGTATAACTTATATTATCATTATCAGGAGACATAGTATTAAATCCTGCTCCCCCAATAGATAAATATGAAGTTTTATTGCTTAAATGTATTGAGGTATTTGCTGCATGGTCATAAGCCCAATTAGAAGTTATTGGTTCGTCTGTTTCTCCATTAACAGGAGTATCATCTAATTTTAAAGTAACTGCCCCAGAGCTTACTGTAAAATTTTGAGTGTTAAAAGAAGCTATACCTTTATTTGTAGTTGTTGCATCTTCCCCAGATATTGCATTTCCTGCACTTATATTAATCCCTTCTCCTGCGGAGTAATCATCTGTATGGCTTGCCATATTATGACTTTCAGTATGTCTTTTGGTAACTGCATCTTCAACATTTGCACCAGAAGAAGTTATATCTGCCAGAACATTTATGTTATCAGCTTTTTTAACAAAGGTCGCTTCAAAAGTTGAATCCAAATCTGTATCAGTATTTTGAGAATGCGCTGAACCTGCGGCAGTATCAATATCTCCTGTTGAAGAAGTTGGTTTACTTATAATATTTGCCCAACTAACTCCTAAATTTCCCACTTGAATTTTTTTTGTAGCAGGAGAACCTCCAGGGTCATCAACTACTGCTAATATATCTCCTGATTCAGAGGTTGTTAATTCAACTAATTCTGTTATCTTTTGATCTGCCATTTATCTTTCATCCCCTAAATAAAATGTGAGATCAACTTCTATCCTTGCCATATCCATAGAACCTGAACTTGTATCTAATCCTAAAGCTCTACTTGGATGTGCAATAAAATTTACTTCTTCTAAAAATGCTTGTTGTGAACTTGTATCAAAAGTTAAATTATCTATAATTAAACTATTTACTGGGCCCCCTCTTGCGGACATAGCTCTTAATTGCCAAGCCTGTTCCCATGCAGAAGAAGCTGTTGTATCAATTAACCAACCACGAATTTTAATTGTATCTTCAATTACTTTTAAATCCTTTACATAATTAAGCCCTTTATCTGTTGGGCTTTCATCTTGTGAATCTTTACTTTGTTGAAGTTGAATTTTTATTAATCTCTTTTTTGAATTTACTATTATGTTATTCACTCCTGCTAATGTAATTGTTTGAGAACCAGTATCTGTATACCACTCTGAGCTTGGAATTGTTTTGTTTACTGAAATTGCCATTAATTGCCCCTCCCTTTTGTTAATCTTTCAAAATCACTTGCCCAATATCTATTTAATTTATCTGCTAAAGTTTTTACATCCATTTCATTACTGACTGAAGCATTAATATAAACAGTTGGTGCAAACATTATTTCTCCTGAAGTAGATCTTCCTTTTGGGATTACTCTTTCTCCGGCGTGTAAAAATGCCGGACCTGTTTGAGCAACTAATCCTCCTGTTTGATAACCACTAATCCCAAATAATTTAAAAGGACTTTTTAAAATAGCTTTCAAAAAACTTGAAGTTTTTGATTTTTTACCCAGTTTTTCAATAGCTTTAATTACTGCATATAACGGATTTAACATACTAATAAGATCTTTATTAATTGATTTAACACCATTTTTTATATTGTCTTCAAGATTATTCCATTTCCCCATTAATTTTGTTAAACCTTTAATAATATATTCTTGTTGTTTTAACCAAAGGGCAGTAGTTCCTCCCCAAGCCATATCAATTTCACTTAACCCTTTTGTAAGGGAAGTTTTCATTAAATAAAAAGTTTGTCTTAACCCAATAATCATAGCAATAAACCCAAGGCCCCAAGCTAACATAACTGGTGCACTTAACCCAAATAATATTTTTAAACCTCCAAGAGCTAACATAACTTGCCCAATTCCTGAAGTCACTATTCCTAAAGCCCATCCAAGTAAAATCCCTTCTCCTATCATTTCTTTTATAGGGTCTGGTAAATTCATAATTGCATTTTGTAATGCAAAAATAGCAGGGGTTAATTTCTCCATTGTAGGTAACATAGTTATATTCCACATAGCCGCAGTCATCTCTGTTACCCCCCACAATTTAAATTGCTGACTGATCAATCCCCCAAAAACTCTATTTAATGCCATACCTGCAAACATAATAGAAAGCCATTCAAACTTAAATCTTCTACCCATAAGTGCTGCATTCTTTGCAGTCTTTCCTACATCTTGTAATCTCCCTGTAAATTGATCAACTACTTGTCTATTCTTATTAATTACCATAAAATTCTTATTTAATTGTTTGTTGAATTGATTAAAAGACTGACCAGTAATTGCTAATGCCTGGTTTATTTCATCCATCTCTGCTCTACCTCTAATAATTATTTGTTCCTCTGCCATTATTTCATTGCTTTATTCTCCCTTTTAATTTGTTTATCAATTTCTTTCATTAATTTTTCTATTAATGGGATAGGCATATTCATTATCTCTGAAAATTGTTGATGTCTATATGTCATAAGCCTATCTATGATTGTAACGATATTATCCTACTTATTAAATCCTTAATCTTTTTTGGATTGAACATTTTGTAGTCCATTAACCTCTTGGATTGCTTGTGTGATTTCTAACAAATATGAAATTCCTAATTTCTCAATTTCTTCATTTGTTGCATCTGGAACTGCTTCTTTGAGAGTAATTCTTATTAACTCTTTCATTGCACTCACTCTTTCGTTTGGATTATCTAACTTTGCAAGTAAATCCATATTCTCAAATTTGAGTGGCTTAAATTCCAAATCTATATCACCAATCTTAAAAGTCTGGGACTTGCCGATTAGGCTTGATAGTTTACTCATTTTTCATTTTCCGAATGTTGTTAATTTAGGTTTCTTTAAATCATCAATTTGTTTCTGTAAGTTCTCTGTTGTTTCTTTTAAAGAATTAAAAAGGGGAATAATCTCCTCATAAAGTTTTTTAGTTTTCATAAGTTGAATTATTCCTAAATAATAAATATTTCCAAACTCTTCTTTACAAAGTTTCTTAAATTTTTTGAGGGCCCAAACTGGTATTTTGGTTACAGAAAAATTTGTTGTTCTTCTGTTTTCAATTTCCTCAATAAAATCCATTTAAATCACCACTTTGTTGTTGCAGTATATGCACTTGCTGCACTTAATGCGCTTGTAGTTCCACATACTTCTTTTTTAAAATTGATGGTTCCAGCTTTATTTTCGTGAGCAGTTTTGAAAGTCATATTTGCAGTAATGTTTTCTCCAACATTCTGCGACTTTTCAAGAGATACCATATTACAATTAGCATAATATTCTCTATACGCTTCACTTGCAGTTGCAATCGCTTGCGCTGCCCCTGTAATATCTGCTTCATCAGTCCAAAGCAAAGCAATTCTATAATCTAATATAGCACTACTTGTGATACTTGCGTCTGTTTGAGTTTGTCCATGAAAGATCCAATCAAAATCTTGGTGAGATGAAACGATTCCTTCAAAACTAATTTCGTAATCTTCTCTTGCACCATATCTTTTAACTGCACCACCAAAAGTTTCCACAGATTCCATATCAAAGTTTCCACCAGTTATATTCAAACTTGTGGTTTTACTTCTCAACTGAATAGGTGTTCCACTTTCTGAAACAACTTCAATATAAGTGTGATCAAACCATCCATCATTTACTGTTAATGCGTCAGCCATTTTTACCTCCTATAGATTTACCAATCTTTTCGATACTATGATGAATTGCTAATCCTAATCTTTGTGCAAATTCTTGTTGTAAAAATAAAGCAGTTTGTTTCATAAATCCTAAACTACTTGCAACTCTTGGATTTGGATAAATTCCTAAATCAAATAATATGTGAGTAGGAATTGGGTCCCCCATTGGTTGAGATGAAATAATCATAAATTCTTCCATGTTTGGAAATTCTACCCTCATTGCATTTTTTAAAGCCCCTGTAAATTCTGGTGCTAAATTATAAGCAAAATTAAATCCTAATGTTCCAACTTCCTGAACTTTATTTTGTGTATCTGTTTTAATATCTTGCGCAGCTTTTGCTAACTTTGTTCTAATTCTTGCTATGTCTTTTAATACTCCTGGATTTATTTGTAATCTCATCTTTTTCTTTCATGGAAAACTGCATGCTTTGATTTATCAATCTTTTCTAATTTCTCTTTTGTTTCTTTAATAACTTCTTCTATATCAAATTCTTCTAATTCGTCCAAATCTATTTTTATAGGCTTATTTTTCTTTTTCATATTCTCACCCTCAAGTCTAAATTTAATTCCCTAAATAAAACTTTTTTTCCTTTTTGGTCTAATGTCCAACTAATAGGAGAAGAAGATAATTCTCTTGCATCAAAATCTGTTAAGTAAGTCTGACTTCTAAATAAGCTTCCAATAGAATCACAGATTGTTTCTATGTCTGTTGGTTGGTCTGAATAAATTGTGATTATTGCTTTAAAGTTTTTTTGAGATTTAGCTCTATCAAAAGAAGGATTTGTTTCATCTAAATTAATTTTTAATGTAATAAAAGGATAGCCCTCAAAAGACATAGAATTTATGTTAGGCATACTTGCATGAATCCAATTTGATTTATGTCTTGCTCTTGGATCTGTAATATTAGTTTTTAAAAAAGTTTCAACTGCATCATAGCTTTCACTGAATAAATTTGCATTTGTGATTGTCATTTTAATCTGCGATTAAGGTTTTTCTATATCCATCTTTTTCAATTTATTAGTTAATTCCTCTATCCTTTTATCGACTACGTCAAGACGGATTGGAGAAGAATCATCTCTTCCCTTGAAAATAGTTTGATACATTGCGGATTGAATCATCTGCCTTTGAGTTAATAAAGTTGCTAATTCTTTAACCATTTCTGGAGTTACAGCATAGCCATGAATATAAGTTACCTTAATTCTATCTTTTCCTTTACTTGTTGGAAAATTATCTATCCATCTAAATCTTCCACTTTTTAAATCATCTGAATTTGCTATGAAATCATTTCCTAAACCTTGTGTGCTTGAACTCCAAGTAGGAGTATCTCCTAAACTACTTTTAGTATTTACTTGTAATGAACTAATTGTAGTTACAGGATAATAAGAAAGAAAGTATTCATCTTGTAAACAATCTTCTACATCAATATATTCTGTTACAGAAGTTGTAGCAAATGTTCTTCCAACAGAAGTTGTTAAATATTCATCTGTTCTTTTTAAAATTTCTTGAACGTGTGAATCTGGAATATCAGTATAATGATAATCAGCAGTAACTACAGAATCAGAAGAAGCAGTTAAAGTTAATTCTCCATCATCCAAATCAAGAATATAAGTTGCATCAGCAGTTGAATCTGTATAAATTGTATCAGAACCAGAAATAATATTTTCATGATCTAATGAAAAAGCAGAATTTACTCCATTTCCTGTTCCAACGGTTTCGCTTCTAACTTTAGTATATGAGTCTTTTCCTAAACTCTTCCAGAGTTCTAAAGCTGAGATTGTTGTTGCCATTTTATCTTCGATAAAATTTTTTCAGTTTCTCAAAAAAATAAATGAGAAAAAAAATAAAAAATAAAAATTGTTTAACTATCTGAGATTGCACGAATCATACAATAAGCATTTGCATACTTAATTGCGAAAGCCAATCTTGTAGTAGTTTGATATGTGTATTTGTCAGTAGTTATGGAATAATCTTGTTTCCACAAGAATCCACGTCTTTGACCAACAATTCCAAACATCTTACTTCTTGCAACAATAGCATCTGCACAACTTGCACTTTGAGCAGCAGAAGTTCCATATGAAATATTTGTAGGCAACTGTGTAGTTTGCTTAGCTTTTGTTCCATATAGGGTCGCTGTTACTCCTTCTCTTAATAATGGGCTTCCATAAGTTTCCATATTAAGGATAGGCCTTGAAGTGCTATCTGTTAATTGTTGAACTTGTCCAAGAGTCTTTGGGTTCCAGTAAGAAACATCTGGTTGTTCGTGATTGTCTTTCAAAATCTCAGTAACTGCTGACTGAACAGCTGCAACTTTGATTGTTGAACCAGTCAATGAACTTCCTGTTCCATCTGCATGAGTTAATCCAGTATTACCCTGACTATCCACAGCATTTGTCATGGAAGCAGTATCTCTTAAACCAGTAAAGTTTGTTCCCCCACCAGTAATGATTTCTGCATCTATTGCTAACGCAACATCTGTAGCCATCTGTTCTACTAAGAAATCAGCAACTCCAACATTATTATCTTCTAAAATTTCTGAAGATACATCTGTCAATGCAGCAACTTTCTTTGCAGTAAGAGTTATTCTACCGAAATTAGGTGTGCTTGCAGTAATTGAGCCCATTTCACTAACCCAATATGCAGTGCTTCCTGATGTAACTTTTGGAATATATTGTGTCAAGCTATTCATCTGTCTAATGTCACAATCACTCATAACAGTAACTTTAGCTTGCACTAATTCTAAAAGTCTTCTACTAAACTCAGTTGGAACAACATACAAACCTTCAGCATTAGTTGCTTCATTAAGTGCTTTCATAATGTCTACCATCATATCTCCTTAGACTCTCCCATCATTGGGGGTCTCTGGAAAAAACCACTCATAACAGCAAGTTCTCCAATACTTTTCTTATTCAATTCTTCTTTCATCTGAGTGTTGAGATCAATTTCTTGCGAAATAAGTCCTCTCTCAGTTTGAGATTCCTTGATTGCAGTCTTGAATCCCTTCACGATTGCATCTTGGAAAAGTTTTGCAGCCTTTACAGAATCACCCTTAGGTTCTTCTTTAGGTTCTGGAGTTTCTGCTGAAGTTTCTTCTTTAGTTTCTTCAACTTCAGAAGGTTCTTCACTTTCAGATTCGGAATCCTCTTTTTCTTCTTCTTCAGGTTTCTCTGATTCAGAAGTTTCAGAATTTTCCATCGGTTTGTCCTCTAAATTTAATTCATCACTAACTAAATCTTCGGATGCTTGAAGTGCTTTAACAAGTGAAAATGATTTGTGGGCTTTAGGATACATTGGGATGCCACAAGCAGATACTTCCCAAAGTTTCATTTTTTTCCATACTTTAATTAATGCTTTATTCATGTTGTTTCCTCAAATTCTGGTGATTCTACTGATGTCCCTGCAACACTAAATCCCACAGGCATACCTTCTTGTAAATAACCCCAAAATTGTTCATGATCTGGATGAGCTTTATTTAATCTAACTTGAGCTTTTAAATGATTTCCTTCTTGTTGTGCATCTGTCCAAACACCCATAATTCCTTTCCAGGGATATGATTGGATTCCATTAGCATCCATTCCATGATCAGAAAAGAAAGGCACTGTTCCAGATTTAAATTGTAAAATCATATCATCTATTGCTTCTTGCGACATTCTCTCATTTTGTCTATCTGTTTCTAATCCTGAAACAATAACTTCTACAAATCTTTGGTTCCCTTTTTCCATAGTCTTTCCTGCTTTTTGAATTACAGGCATCTCTTTTTCCCAACTTTTAGATAATGTAGCATAAACAGAAAATGACTTTGTTTTTTTGTATTGTGCTTGAGCTATCGCCCAAATTTCTGATTCAGTATAAGGTTTTTTAGTTCTTGGATTAATCTTTCCACTTAATTTCTTTTTAACAGAACTATGAATTTCATCTAATTTCTTTGGCATTTTAAAATCATCTCAAAATATATAACAAAATAGGATTAATAAACCATATGTTTTTTTTATGTAAAAAAATATTTTTATGTAAAGTAAACACAAACTATATAAATTAGTGTGTATTAGATAAAATATGACAAAAACAAATAAAAAAGAACCAGAAATTACAAAAACTGCTCATATAAGGGGGTTAGATGTTGATTATGTTCCACACGCAACATGGGGTGGAATAACAAAAGAGATATTTTCTTCTGAAGTAAATGCTAATATTGAAACATTATATGCTGTTATTAAACATTGTCCTGAAGCTAATGCTTGTATTCTTGCACAGATTGAAGACATCATGGCAGATTACTGGAGATTTACTGCTTTAACTCCTCAAGGAAGAGATATAAAATCTGATAAAAATGGAAAGAATACTTTAAGTAAAGCTAAAGAATTTGAAGTTAGTTCAGACTATTTTCAGATTCTAACTGATGCAGGGTGGGATGCTCTTGTTACAGGAAATGGATATATCTTAAAATTAAGTGTAGACAAAGAAAAAATAAAAAGTATTATGGAAAATTTAACTAAATATCTTGCAAAGAAATTAAATGTTAAAGTTAAGAAAGGAGAAATCTATAAATTCGTAAGCCAAGATATAGAAACCCCAAATGATTTACAAGTTTTAAAAGCTTCTACTGTTAATATTAATTTTGATAAAACTGGACAGATTGTATCTTATCAACAAAAAGTTAAAGGTGAAGAAAGGATCTATAAACCAGAAGATATAATTCATCTAAAATCAAATAGTATTGGTGGAAGCCCTTATGCTTATTCAAGATTAGAACCCTTACTTTCAGATATTGGAACGTTAATATTTGCTAAAGAATTTGCAGGAAAGTATTTTGAAAATGATGGCATTCCTTATTTTATTTTTAAGATGCTTGAAGAATCTCCAAATGGAAGAAATTATAAACTTCTTAAAAAAGAATTAAGAGATTTAAGAAAGAAAAATGAGAAGTATAGGAGTTTAGTCTTAACTGGAAATGTTGAAATAGAACAAGTAAATAAATTCAATAAAGACATGGAGTTTGCTAAACTAATTGAACATTTCACTATGAATGTTTTTGTAGGATTAGGTGTTCCTGCTCATAGAGTTCATTATGCTGTTCAACAAAAAGATACCTCTGCACAAAATGTTGGAAAAATTGAAACAGGTTATTATAAAAGAATTGCATTTCTTCAAAAAAGTTGGGAGAATATTCTTAACAAACATTTATGGAAATTATTTAATGTTAAAAAAACATTCAAACGTTCTTATAAAATTGATGAAATGAGAGAAGCAGAAATTGTAAGAATATTGACAGAAATTCAAGCAATAACTATTGAAGAAGCAAGAGAAAGAATTGGTATGGACCCAGAAATTCCTAAAGGAACTATGGCTAAACCTATTGGAAGTGATAAAAGAATTGATGAAGCTAAAGATAAAAAAAGAGAGCAAGGACTTGACCAAGAACCAAAAGATAAAACAGATAATAAATTAAAATCTATCCATAAATCTTTTATGGATTCTATTGATGTTTCTTTTTCTAACTTTGTTTCTGTAGTTGAACATCATGTTGGATTAAATAATTTTGATAAAGGAAAAGTTTTGTATATTGAAACTCCTGAACAATTTGTTTTATATTTTTCTGATGGAATATGGAAATATAAAACTCAAGTAAATAAAGAAGGAATTAATCCTGAACAATTTAAAGTAGAAAGACTACGTAATTTTATTAAAATATCACCATAAATATGAAAATTGGAAAATATGAATATCCTAATGATGTTGCTGAAACATTAAAAATTAATAGAAGGATAAGAGATGAAATTAATAAATTCTGTAAATTAAATAAATTAACCAAAAGCAAACTGATTGAAGAATTTTATAAAACTATTTTAGTAAGGTGGAGAGATGGTTCTTTAAATTCCTCTAACGGAAACTGCACCATAAATATTTTGAGAAGCACGATTAGCAAGGGCAAGTGAAATTGCACAATCATCATATTTTCCTGAATGAAACTTTTGTCTTGTTGTTTGTCCAATTCTTAAATCTGTTTTTAATGCTATCTCACTAAGTTCTTTTATTAATTGTTGAGTAAATGCATAAGCCACATCTTTAGCATTAGGTAAAGAAATATTTAAATTTTCAAATTCTCTCCTCAAATCTGTGAGCATATTTAATTTTATCTCATAAGTAAATTTTATAATCTCTACTCCTGGAAATTCTCGTTCAATATCCCTTGATTGTTGATCTCCTATCCCTGTTCCATCAACACAACATTTTATGGGTCTAAAGTCTTGATATAATTTCCTAAACTTTTTTAATTGTTCTTCAAAAGTATCTCTAAATCTTAATCCTTTGACTAATCTTATTCCATCAGCATTTACTCCTAAGACAATCATTACTGTATAATCTCCTTTAGGTGTTCTGGCAATATCATATCCTATATAATATCTTTCATCCTTTCTTCCAAAAGGTAAAAATCCTTCTTTATCTGCTAATGCCTCGTGAGTTAATTCTATTGGAAATAAAGAATTTGCAGAGGATAAAGGAATTAACATATATTCCTGCATGAAAGGTAATTCACCTAAATCTCTTTTTATTTTTGGAATGCTTGATTGAGTTGCTGTATCATAATTAAGTAAGGTATATCTTTGAGGCCATAAAACTTTTCCATTTTTTTCAACAGGATACTCTTTAAAAAAATACTCATCATTTACTTTTAACTCTGCAAGTAAATCACTTCCACTCTTAGGAGTTCCGATTGCAATAACTCTCCCCATCTTAACATGGATTGCCCCCAAAACTGCTGTCCAATAAATAGACTTATCTTCATACTCTCCAATTTCATCTAATAAAATATCATCTGGATGCCAGGTTCTTATCCCTTCATTATAAGGCTTACATAAAAATAAACTTCCATTATTTAATTCTAATTCTGTTGCTCTCCAAATTTGTTCTCTTGAATCTGGTGCAAATTGTTTAAGAAACTCATTATCTAAAATCATGTTTCTAACAATCTTTAAAACTTTCTTTGCTTGTCCTTCTCTAAATGAAACAATTAAAGTTTCTCTTGGGCCTTGAAATATAGCTTTCCAAAGAAAATATCCTGAAAAGAAATAAGTTTTACCAGAACCTCTAAAAGCTTCTATACAAAGTCTTCCATATTTTTCAGCTAATCTATACCATTCTCTATGATATTCTGCAATCTCAAAGTCTAAAACGTGTTCTGCAAAAAAGACATAATCTAAATAACATTCTCCTAAAAATTCTTCAACTGTGCAATTTGTTCCCTTCAAACATTCGTTAATTGATTTCATATATTTTCTTCAAACAACGTTATCCATTGCTTAGAGATTATATCCCAATTATAAGTTAGTGCGTGTTTTCTCCCTGCTTCAGACATTTGTTTTAATAAATATTTTCCAGATTTCCAATCTATATAATATTTTTCAAGAAGTTCTTTAATGTGTTCATCATCTGGGACATAATTTTCAACACCATTTGTTCCAATTAATCCAATAATTCTTCCATGAGTATCTTTTAACATTTTTATTAACTCACCAGATTTCCCTGCTAATTCAGGACCTGTTGTATTGTCAGACATAATAATAGGGACTCCTGCACTTTGACATTCTATTCCAGGCAATCCAAATCCTTCTCCCCCTGTTGAATAAACAAACAAATCAAATAGATTATAAATATCATTTAGATTTTCTGGTTGGATTCCTTGTCTTGTCAGAACATCCATATTAGCTTCTGTAAGCATTATCTTTTTACTTGTAAATAAATTCTGTTCAGTTTCTTTTTCATATTTCCAAACAAGCCCATCAATTACGTGTCCTCTCCCTTCCCCCCCTGGGGGCATATTATCTGTATGTAATAATAAAGCAACATCCTCTTTTCCTTTAGAAAATTTAGCAAATCCTCTCATTAAATAAGGTAACATCTTTCTTGTCTGATTTCTTCCAATAAATCCACAAACAAATTTATCATTAATCCCAAATTTTGTTCTTATTTCTTCTCTGTTTATTGGTTTATATTTATCTGTATCAACTCCATGAGGAATAAATTTTATATTTGGAACATTATGTTTTTTAAACATAGTTTCTCCAAACTTAGCCATTGCAACATTTACATCAGAAGCCATTAATATTTCATCCCAATGTAATGCCCATTGATGACAATCAATAGGAGAATACATAATCCATTTTCCCTTCCAACCTGCTTTCCTTGCATTATTTACTCCTGGAATAAAACCTGATTGTTTCCCTATATCTGCTAAAGTAACTAAAATGTCTGGTTTATATTTCATTAAATAATTTGCTACAATATCAAAACCCCAATTATCTCTATGTCTTGGAAGCATAATATATCCATCTGAAGTTTTATTAGGTCTATCAGTATTTTGCCATCCAACGTGCATAAAATCCCAATCTGATTTAAGTTTAGCAAATCTTTTTAGAAGATTATCCCAAACGCAACCATATCCTGTGGACATTTTTGGATTATCTCCAAAACTCATCACTTTAATTTTTTCTTGCATGGAACACCACCCTATGAGTTTTATCATTTTGATAAACATTTCTAATATCTTTAAATCCTACAACTTTTAACATTGCTTCAATACATTGAGGATTTGGTCCAAACCAAGTTCCAGGATCATTATTACATTCATTTTCTGGATAAAAAGCCATTACAGGTTTATCTATTGAAAACATATCTGTATGCGTTTCAAGTATCAACATTCCATTCTCCTCACAAAGGTTATACATCACTTTACACATCCCAAGTGGATCTTTCATATGATAAAGTATTCCCAAACATAAAACTAAATCAAATTGTTGAAGTTCCAATATGTTCGCTAAATCCATAACTTCTATTTCTTTACTTTGAACTTTAGAATTTAAAATTTTATGTGCAAAATCAAAACCTTTTTTTCCAGAATGTATTGTTTCTTTATTTTTCTGTGAATTAAAAGTGGGTCCTTCTTTCCACATAATAGTATCTATTGCTAAAACATCTGCTCCTCTTCTCTCACATTCAAACGAAAAGAAACCATCCCAAGCTCCAACATCTATTACTTTCTTCCCTTTTAAATCTTGAGGCAACTTAATTGTTATTAATTTCTCTTGAGTAAAATCTCTCCCAGGGGTCATAACCCCATCTAATTCCATCTTATGCCACCACTGAATTTCTTGCATTTCTTTTAATTGTTCTGGATTCATTTCAAAACCTCTAATAATTTTTCTGCTGTTCGAGTCCAAGTCCAATTCTTTCTTATATCTTCTGAAACAATTAATGCTTTTTCTCTTAAATCTTTATTTTCATAAGCAAATCTCATTTGTTTTTTTAGGCTTTCTAAATCTGGTTCAGCTAACATATTTCCTTCAGCATAAAATCTTCTATCTCCTTGTATTACTTCAGGGGCATCTACCCAAAGAACAGAATCTTTTCCTTTACAAAAATCCATATGTCCTGAGTTCACATCTTTTGTAACAATTACTGGCAATCCACAAGCCATAGCATTTATGATAGTTAATCCAAATGCTTCTCCACGAGTTGGGGCTACAAAGCAATTTGCTTTTTTATAATAATGTTCTGCTAATTCATCTTCTGTAACATATTTCCCATTAACTATTATTTTATCATTTATATGTCCTAAGATATTTTGAATTGCTTGTTGATAATTTATTCCTTTCTCCCAAAAAGTTCCAATCTTTAAAACTAATCTTACATCTTCATCTTTAAATTCTTCATCAAAAGCTTTAATCAATAAATCTGTTCCTTTTCTATCTCCTTCTTTTCCTGTCCAGGAATTAACAGAAAGAAATACAAATGTTCCAGTTGGATCTTCTCCAGGCTTATAAATTTCTGGATTTGTTCCATAAGGCACAACTTCAATAGGAATCACTACATCATTCCATTTAAATAAATTTCTTGTTGCTTCTGAACAAACAATTAATTTTTCAACTCTATTAATTAAATTATTCCATCCTGGAATTAATCTTGTTCCTTCATGTAAAAAATATCCAACTAATTTTCCATGTCCCTCTCTCCAAAATTGAGGATAGTCTGCAAAGATTGTTGTTACTTTTGTAGTTTTAGGATTTGGATTTATAGGATTATTCAAACCCTTTAATCCCTTATTAAATTCAAAACCATCATGCCAAATATCTGTGCATTGAATTTCTGTCCCTAATTTTAATAAAGCCTTAACTATTTCTCTATTTGCAGTTGCTAACCCTGTTGGATTAAATACATTACCCGCCCATATAATCTTCATAAATTATTTCACCTCTTTTTTTTCCTTTCTTAGCTATTAATATCTTACTAAATATATTATTGTCTAAGAGCCATCTACATTTCTCTTTTTCTTCTTTGTCAAGATAACCATTTGATTTGCATTCTACTCCAATAACATTATCCTCTCCAAATTCATATTCATTAATAAATCCAAATTCTTTTATGTTTTTTGGAACTTCATATAAAGCATAAGCAATAAAATCAGGAAATCCTGTTCCAATAGCCATAGGGATTCCTTTTCCTCTAAATTTATGTTTTGCTGGGACTAATTTTATAAATGCAGCATGAAAATTAGTTGTGCTAAATTCAACATTATTCATCCATTTAGAAACAACCCATCCCTTGCCCTCTAAATCCTTTCTAACTTTAAGTTCAAATCTCTGACCGGATGCTCTATTCTTTTTGCCTTGTATTTTTTTATTCATTTTAAATAATCCTTAATATTTCTTTCTGGTTCATCTTTAGGTGCCTTTGCTAAATACATAAAAATTGGATCTTTATGTTTAAACATATCTCTTGTCATACTCAATGTTTCATCAATAGATTTTGGTTTAAGTAATGGAATTTTTAATGCTTCGCAAAGAAGTTCTAAATTACTTGTAACGTGTGTTGGGCCTAAGTCTGGATAATCTCCATAACTAACTAACTTAACATTTTGTTTTTGTTGCATTACATTTAATTTAATTGATTCATAAGGTCTTTCAAGTAAGAAAGGGGTAATTGTATAAACAACTGGTTTATATCCTTCCATAGCCATTCCTGCTGCCATTCCAATAGTAGCCTGTTCTGCTATCCCAGTATTAATTAAATGGTCTGGTGTTTCAGCCTTTAAAGTATCAAAAACTCCAAATCCAATATCTGCACAAAGAACATAAATTTTTGGATCTTTCTTAATCATTTCAGCTAATAGTTTTCCAAACCTATATCTCATGGATAATAATACCCCCAATTATCGTAACAAAATTTAGGCATTCTAAATATCTTATATGCTATAAATTCTAAAATTGTCATTTTAAATAATCTAAAGCCTCCTTCATCTCTTCTGGATGTTCATGAAAATAATAAACATGAAATGTAGGATTTCTATGTAAAACAGGAACACCCAATCCTTTAATTGTATCTAAAACTACTGCATTTAATCCTTTTTCTAATCTATTTAATTTACTTAGACTTCTATTATTATGTCCATTTACTTTTGTTACATTATATCCAAAAGCATTTAATTTATTTTTTATAGTTCCATAATCTTCTTCCATAACTTCTTCAAGTGAATCAATCGCTTGATATTTATTCCAATCAACTAAAGGTATTAAATTATCAATTTTAAATTTTTTGGCAATATTAAAACTTTCCCAAATCATCCCTTCTTGTAATTCTCCATCTCCCAACATACAATAAACTTTTCCACCATCTTTTTTTAAATATTTTTTAGCATAAGCTCTGCCTAAAGCAATAGATAAACCATGTCCAAGAGAACCCCCAGTAGCTTTAATTCCTTGATTTTCAGCATATTCAATGTGAATTGTCCAAGGGGGTATAATCCCTTTTTCTTCTAAAACTACATGGAGTGCAGGTGCGCCATGTCCTTTACTCATAATAAAAATATCATTTTCTTTCATTACTTTCCTATAAAGATAAGCAACTGTGTCCACACAACTCATAGATGAACCATAATGCCCATGTTTACGTTTAGTTCCTTCAGTAATTATTCTCCTTCTTAAATCTTTATTTATTATTTTATCTTTATCTATTTTCTTAGCCATCTTCCAGTGTAATCAATTACATTTAATTTAGATTTTATATTATTTTCTTCTAAATATTTATCAACTGCTTCTTTGCATTGAGGCCAATGTCCATAATCATCGATGATTAAAATTCCACCTTTTTCAAGTAAAGGATATAAATGAACTAATTCGTGATAAGTAGAACTAAAGAAATTTGTATCTAATCTCAATAAAGCAATTTTCTTTGGCATCTTTTCTGGGATAGTTTTTAATACATTTCCAACAACAATTTCTGTGTCTACTCCTTTCATTAATTTCCTTATTTCTTCTTCAGAAGGACAATCCTCAAACTCTTTATTAAAAACATCATACATCCAAATTTTTCTTTTTTCTTTTAATTCTTTTAAAGCAAGATCCATAGCCATACAACTTCCACCAAATTTAATTCCACATTCAACAAAATCTCCCTCAATTTTATTTTTCACTATTTCTTCAACTGCATCAATAAGATAACTAACTCTTTCAAATTGGGTAACTGTAAATCCCATTACTTTTTTCCAGATTAAATCCTTTATCATATAAAATTAACTCCATTTGGTTTATCTAAATATTCAGATAAAAATTCATTTATTTTATCATGTCTACAACAGCCTTCACAATCATTATGAACATCAAACTTTTTCATTTTATCTATTATCTCCCAATATTTTTCACTTTCTAAAATCCCTTGAAGTGATTGCGTGTTTAAATCTCCATATTCATATTCTTCATTTCCAAAAAGATAACCACAAGGATAACATTTTCCATTTCCACTAACCTGAAAAATTAGGGGGGCATCAACACAATGATCATATGGCCTTCTTTTTCCTATTTGCATAAATTCCCATTTAACAACTATATCTGTTTTATCATTTGATAAACTTTCACATCTTTTTAAAATACTTTTTATTTCTGGTTTATCATAATCATTTACATCAAAAGAGATGTCTGCAACAACCCCTTTTTCTGGGAGAGAACATTGTTTAATTAATAAATAATCAACTCCTAAATCTCTTGCTAAAATCGATTCATCAATTATATCTTGGTCCATAAGTCCTGGAACATAAACTGCTTGTAATCCAACATCACATGGATATCCATATGGATATTTCTTTAATTCAACCATTCTTTTTATATTTTCAACAACTTTCTCAAACTTATCAACTCTATGAATTTTTTTATAGCCCTCTCTTGTTCCTGCGGATAGATTAAATCTCATCCAAGAACAATTCCTTAAAACATTTTCTCTCTTTTCATCAGTGTCAAGTAAAATTCCATTAGTAGAAAATGCCATGTCTAATCCTTCTTTTTTTCCAATATCCATAGCATCATAGATGTGAGGATTTAATGTTGGTTCTCCATCTCCAATTATTTCAATAGCTTTAACACCTAATTTTGGTGCAGAATAAAATAAATGGAGTAATGGTTCTCTGTCTATTGTGGATTTTTGATCTTTGCCTTGAAAAACTCCATAACAATAAATACAATTAGCATTACATTTTTTAGTTGCCCCAATATTAATCAATAAAGGAGAAATCCTTTTGCCTTCATCATAGTGTTCTTTAACCCTATCCATATGCCAAAGTAATTTTGTTCCATCCATTAATCTTTTCATATTTTACCCCTATCATGTCTTTTAGTATCTCTTAACCATTTTGGTGCAGCCAATAATTCTTCCCAAGATAAATCTTTTGAAGGTTCAGGAAGTGGAGAACCTCTGCCTCTACTTTTTTGTCCACATTTAACTTTCCAATTTCCAAATTCTAAAGTTAAGTAAGCATCAACAGGGTGAGGGCAATTAAAAGTTCTTCCAAAAACTTCTACTTTATCGGTTTTAATCATAAACATTTTTCTATCGTCTAACATTTTAAAATAACAATCAATCCAATAACTTCCAACTTTAAGATGTCTATTTATTTCTTCTCCTTTAGCATTCTCAAAAACATTAGAAAAACAATTTTTCTCTGGATATATTTGCCTCTTTTCACATTCTTCAAATAATTTTATTAACTTTTTCTTACTACATTTTACATATAAATCAATATCTCCATCTCCAGGAATAAATCCACCATCTCTATAAAATCCTAAACAAGTCCCTTGAAGTAAAAAAAATGTAATGCCTAACTCTTTACAAATATCATCGAACTTAAATAAAGTATTTTTCATAGTTTGTTTCATATCTTCAACCATGCTATCTTCTTTCCCCCAAATTTAATATCCATAGTTTTTGCTAAATTATCAACAACTGATTTAACACCTATATGACCTCGTTCATCTTCTTCAAGATTAAAAGGATAATCATGCCAAACAATTATTTTAGGTTTTAATCTTAAAGCAAGTTCAGTATCATATTCTACTTCAAAATCTCTATGTCCTGCATCAATAAGAACCAAATCATATTCTCCATTTGGTTTCCAATCTGATGTTTGGGTAAATACTAATTCAACATTTTTTGCTTTTTTAAAATAAGAACCATATCGTTCAATAGGATAGGGTTTTCCCCAATCAAGTGTTTTTATTCTTTTAATATTTGGATGTAAATGTATTAAATTTGTTGTGCACCCTTCAAAAGTTCCAAACTCTAAAACAGATTTTATATCATATTTTTCAATAAGTTCAATCAAAACTAATTGGTCCTCTTTAGGAAAACAAAGGTTATTCCCATTACTTAAACTTTGTATAAACTTCTCATTATACCAATCAACATATTCTTTAGCCTGCATTTTTAATCTCCTTCTTAATTTTAGTTGAAGATTGTTCAGGATAATATGGTGTAACTATAACCCTTCCACCCCAAGGTTCCATAGCTCTTTTAGCATTTTCTATGTCTTGCTCATTATGGCTATCGCTCTCCATTAAAATATTTGGTTTTAAAGTTTTAATATTATGAATTGGAGAATATGTTGTTTGAATCACTATACAATCAACACATTTAAGAGATTTTACTAATCTAAATCTTTCTTCAAAATGTAAAATTGGTTTCTTTTTCTTTTCCATTACTGCTTCATCAGTTAAAACACCAACAATTAATTTATCTCCAAGAGCCTTAGCATTCTCTAAATGAGTTAAATGCCCAATATGAAGTAAATCTGCCACAACATAAGCATAAACTATACTTTTTTCCATGCTACATTTGCCTCCACATTATCTGGTTTAAATAAATCTACATCTCTTTGAACAAATAATTCTTTATAATCATGCCAAGCAATAACTATTGGTTTTAATCTTAATGCTAATTCTGTATCTCTTTTTACATTTTGATGATCCCCATCAATGAAAATTAAATCATATTGTTCATCCTCTCCCTCTGGAAAACAATTAATTCCTGGAATATATTCTCCACTATCTATTTTAATTATATTAGGATGATAAATATGAGGGTTTGTATCAATAGATTTCCACCTCTTTATGTTTGGATGAGTTGCAAGAAGTTCTGTAGTAAATGCGGTATAAGTTCCAATTTCAAAAAAAGATTTAAGATTAAATTTTTCAATAAGATTAATTAAAACAATATGGTCTTCCTTTTTTGGGGTCCAATCATCTATCTTAAATTTAGATTTATTTTTCCAATATTCTTCTACAAATGTTGTTTTTATTTTCATTTTAACATATAAGGAGTTTTCTTTCCCACAGCCTCCTGCATTTCTTTTCTAATTGCTAATCTAATTTTTTCAAAACATCCAGCTTTGTGTTCTTGCCATTCATCGTAAGCTTTTCTTGCATTAATTGCTTCTTCTGGAGAATAAATAAAAGCATAAATATCATCTTTTGCACCAAATCCTGCATTAATAGAACGATGTTCAATTACTTCTGGAATTAGAAAAAATCCACAAGCTTCTCCAAGTGAAATAAAATATGGTTCTAATCCAAATTGCCTATATCCTGGATAAACATACCACCCTATTGCTCTAACTATTTTTCCAGAAACAATTTCTGCATTAGGATTATGTGCATTATCTTTTCCTTTACAATAAGAAACCCCCCATCCTTTATTATCATCAAGAACTCCTGTCATCATTTTATCCCAACCCTTTACAACATAATAATGGTCATCATTTATATTTTGATAATAATCTACATCTGGATAAACTTCTGTTGAAATATAATTCAAGACATCTCCCATAAATAATTTATCTCCCCAAAGAACATTCCTCCCCTCTAAAGCTTTTTTATATTGTTCAACTTTTGGGTCATCTTTCCAAACAAATAAAACTATTTCTGTTCCTTCAGATTTTGTTTCATCAAAAGATTTTAACATCTCTTGAACTAATTCTGGCTTTCCCCTTGTGCAACAGATACTCAATAATCTTGTATTTTCAGGTAATTCTTTTAAATCATGAGGTATAGCTCTATGCCCACATTTCCCACAACTCATTTTACAATCTCCACCTGACAATTTCCTTTTTGTAGAAATCTATTAGTTTTTAATTTAACATCACAAGGATTACATTCTCCAAAATTTAAACAGGGTCTAAATCTATCTAATTTATCTGTTTTAAAATTAGGATCTAAAATACTTCCCACTTTATGTTTTTTTCTATATAAATCTCTATGACATCTATAAATCTCTCCTTCAGGGTCTATTAAAAGTTCTTTAGTTTTACATAATACTTCTTTTTTTCCACCCTTTATAGCATTCGGATATTTATAAAAACCAAAGGTATGTCCTCTATATTCTCCTAAAAAATCTTTAATAAAAAAGTAAATTCCATTCTGTCTTGCTAATTCAGACATTTGAATATTATCTTCAATATTCAAAGGATGATTCAATCCAAAAATTCCTATTGCATAACCTTCATCTTGGATTCTTTTTACTTTTCTTACTAAATCATCTGGGTCCATTTGTCCAGGATGAAAAGAAACTCTTATTGATTTGTAAGCAGGGTTTTCTTCTTGACTAAATCTTTCTGGAATTGTTTTATCTAAAAATTTCTCTACATCAAATTCTAAATTTGTTAATAAATCTACTTTATTCATATTTAATCTTTCTAATATTTCATAAAAATCTGCGTGTTGTGTTGGTTCTCCACCACCTAATGTTAGAGGAATATTCCCAAAGTCGATTCTATTTAATCCTTTAACCCATTCTTTTCCAGAAATTTCTTTTCTTCTTCTTTCAAGTTTTCCAGAATCATCATTAATACAATATTCGCAATTAAGTGGACATCTAAAGGTAAGATATGCCTCTGCGTAATTATATCTTCTTGGTAATTTCATTTGAATTTAGATAAATAATCCATATGTTTACTTGTAAATATTACACAGCCCTCACTTAATAACTTTGCGTTATATTCTTTAGTTCTTTTTTTTAATTGATCTTCTCCTTCACTATGAATTAATGTTACTGGAACAACTCCAACTGTAAAACCTTCCTTTAATGCTCTAATACAAAAATCTGCATCTATATAACACCAATAGGAATGATCCCATCCTTTTAATTTTTCCCAAACCTTTTTTTTAACAACCATGCTTGGGCCTGTAACATAAGGACAAGATAATGGTTCATTTAATCCAATATTCATAGAGTGCTGATGAGGATGTCCACCAACTGCTCCTGGCCCTGCAATAGTTTGTCCAGGATATAATGCTCCACCATAATGCTGAATTAATCCATTTGGATAAACTAATTTACATCCAATCACATCAAATAAATCATAATACTCCATTAATTTTTCATACCATCCTTCAGTTGCAATCATGTCTGGATGCCAAATCATATAATCATCATCCATGCCATGTTCTTCAAAATAAGTATCAAAAGCGTGTTCAGAAGATTTAGTTTTCTTTGGGTCAGAGTGAAGTTTAACTATCTCAACATTAGGAGAATATTTTTTAAGAGAATGCAAACAAGTTTTAAGTTTTTCATCTTCTTGTAAATAACTCATAATTATTTTCATTGTAATACCCACTCCAACATTTCCACACCTCTATTTATTTTTTTTCTTTGATTAGAATTAACTTCTGACTTAACCCATTCTTTTTTTAAATCTTCTAATTTTCTTTTGACTTGTTTTTCAGTTTTCATTATTTCTCCAATAATTTAATAAATCTTCAAGTGTTTGTTCAATTTTTATAGAAGGTGTCCATTCTGTTTTTTCTTTGAATTTAGTGCAATCTCCTACCAAAACTTTTAAATCAGATGGGCGCATTCTTTTTGGGTCTTGTCTTATCTCAATCTTTAATTTACTCATCATTAATAATTTTCTTAAAATATTTTTTATTGGAATTGTTGTTTCAGAACAAATGTTATAAACTTCTCCTTTTTCACCTTTTTCTAAAGCAAGCCAATATGCTTTTACTATATCTCTTACATCTGTGAAATCTCTTTCTGCATCAAGATTTCCTACATGAATTACTGGGACTTTTCCTTTTTCTATTTCTGCAATCTGCTTCGCAAAAGAAGAACAAACAAAAACATCCCCTCTTCTTGGGCCAGTATGATTAAATGCTCGTGTTACCACAATATCTAATCCATATGATCTCTCATATTGTTGAGCAAGAAGATCCTGAGCGACTTTTGACACGCCATAGGGAGACAATGGCAAAAGGGGGCTATCCTCATTCAAGGCAGTCTCAGTATGACCATATTCTTCAGAAGAACCTGCAATCATAATTCTTGGTTTATAATTTGCATTTCTAACTGCTTCAAGCAAATTAAGTTCTCCTATTATATTATTAGTAAGTGTTTGAGAAGGATTAGTCCAAGACGCTTTTACAAAAGATTGTGCAGCCAAATGAAAAATATAATCTGGTTTAACTTCTTTGATTATATCTCTAATAGAATAAGCATCAGTTAAATCACATTCATGTAATTGTATTTGTGGAATTTCTTTTAAATTTTTTAAATCACTTCGCCATCTAATAGTTCCATGAACTTCACATTCCTTAGATAAACAATACTCAGCTAAATGACTTCCAGCAAATCCTGAAATTCCTGTAATTAGGATTTTTTTCCCCATCTTCCCTCCCAATTCTTATGTAGATTTGCGTGACAAATTGAACAAAGAACTCTTAAATTGCTTAGATTATTATTGCTTCTATTTTTATCTTTATGATGAATTTGGATTTTTCTTTTAGAACCACACTCTTGACAAGATAATTCTATACCTTCCCGTATAATTATCTGTCTATATCTTGTAATACCACCCTTCCAATTCCAATGTTTCTCTCCTTCAATCTGTGAAAATCTTTTTCCTTTATTCCAAGGTTTCTGGCCTTTTTTGAATTTTGTATCTTTCATTTTTAATCTTTAATCTTTAACTTCAATAGTCTCAAAACAAATACTATCTTCTTCTGAATCTATTAATAATTTATTCATTTTTGTTCTCCCATAAGAATTTTATCTGTCTTTAAAATTAAATTTGCTACATTTGTTGCAGAATTAATTGCATGAATTTTTACTAAAACTGGTTCTACTAATCCTCTCTCCCTTGCATCAGAAACTCCCTTAACCATATCTACTCCTACATTTGGATTTTCTTTGTGCATTGTTTTTAAGGCTGCTAAAATCTGAATTGCGTCTAATCCACAATTTTCTGCAATTATTAAAGGAATTGATTCAATAGATTCTGCGAACTTTTCTATGGCTAATTGTTCTTTTCCACCAACATTTTCTGCTAAATCTCTTATTCTTTTTGCTAATTCAATTTCTATTGCACCTGCACCTACCACTTGATCTATTTCATGTTTAAGTAATGAAACAACATCATGAACTGCTCTTTCAATTTCATCAGTAGTTTGTTTTGTTGGCCCTTTTAAGATAAGTGTTTCAGAATTTCCTGTAATATAAATACTTCTTGGTTTTTCATATCTTATATGCCCTACAGCAGAATAAATGTTTTTTATGTCAGAAGTTGCGTTTATTTTTAAGGCTTCACAAATTCCATCAATAGCATCTCTTTGATAAACTACTATTCCTGTAATTCCTTTTTCTGTCAAATATGTTTCAAATTCAGGGTTAGTATCAGTATAAAAAAGACATTTTATTTTTTGTTCTACTAATTTGTCCACAATCTCTTTTTTATAAGCTCTTTCATATTCATTTATTTTTTTAAGTTCATCCACTTGACTAATGTGCATATCAGATGCTTCTACATTAGTTCTATAATCTAATACTGCAATTTTTCCAGAAATTTCGTTTTCCATTCTTTCATTTATTGTAAATCCATCAAAAATATATCCAAAAAAGAGTTTTGAGTCTTTTGGATCTCCAGCACATTTGTATATCCTTAATTTTTCAAAATCTTTCACTTGATTAATTAAATTCTTTAAAATTTTCATTATATCTGGGGTAATCTTAGAACCAAATGCAGTTTCAATAATTTTATCTTTTTCACCTTTTTCTTTAAATTCATTAAGTTTCTTCATACATTCCACTTTTGCCAAAGAATATCCATTAATTATAGTAGTTGGATGAATCCCTTTATTAAGTAAGGTGAGTGCATTATCAAGTAATTGTCCGCTTAGAATAACTGTTGTAGAAGTCCCATCACCTATTAGTTCCTCTTGACTTTTTGCTAATTCTTTAAATAGATTAACTATTGGGTCATTTACATTAATTTGATCAATTATAGTAGCACCATCATTTGTGAAAACAGTTTCCTTGTTTATTACTGCCTTGTTCATCCCACGAGGTCCAAGTGTGCTTCTAATTAAATCGCAGAAATTTACTGCTGCCTGAATGTGTGCATATTTATTTTCTTCCATTTTTTAAAATTTTAAAATAATTATCTTGAAGATTAGCTTTTACTCTATTAAGTAATTCTGATAAATCATAATTTTCTTTAAGCAAATATCCTTGAACTAAGGTTAGTGCTGTTAATATTTCTAATTCAGTCATTTTTTCCATTTTTATGATCCTTAATTATTTGTCTTAATCCCTTTGAAAAGTTCCCTTTCTTAGCTTGTGGGCTACTTACTTTCTTTGCAATCGTTTGCACATATTCAATATCAGACCTGCTCAATATTACTAATTTTTTCATTAGATACAATAATCATTTCTCTATGAGGTAAAAATTCTAAAACAATTTTTGTCTTTCTGTCCCAATTCATTGTGTCTAACCATCGTTTGGGTAAAATAAGTGAATAAGTAGGATTAATTGTCCCTATTGCTTGTAATTTCTTTACTTTTACTATTTGTTTTTTTAAATCCATTATTTTATATAAACAGTCTACTATTTAAACTTTTCGGTAATATATGATAAAATATAGAGTTTTATTATTGTTTCTTACACAGAATCTTATGCAAATTGTTATGATAGTTTATTTCTAAAAGCTGTAAATTTTCTGGTGAATTATTATGTTTATCTCGATCAATATGGTGCACACAACATCCTTTAGGCAATCTATGAAGTCCCATTTTCCTTAAACAAACGAATATATGTTTATCATAAGATTCTCCATTAACCCTAATTCTTTTATATTTTTCTTTGTATTTTCCATTAGTATAAGAGGGGTTATTTTTTCCACAAAAATTTAGTTTTTTCTGTCCTCTGAGTCTATTTCCTTGAGAAATCATCTGACATTTTTTAGAACAATATTTTTTCCATTTACCATGGCCTATAGGATAACTATAAAAACCTTTTTTACATAATTCACAAAGAACATATTTAAAAGTTATATTTCCCTGTTTACTAATATTTGGATTCCTTAATTTATTTATTCTTTTTATTAAGTTTCTAAAACCAATAAATTTATACCAATCATTATTTTTCATAGCTTTGGCTCTTTTTTCTTTTATTTCTTTACTTAAATGCAATTGAGCTTGTCTCATGTTTTCAATTGCATTAGGAGATTGCCACCAACCTTTTTTCTTTCTTGTTTTAATTCTTTGTTTATGTCCTTCTATTTGTTCTTTTGTTAATCCCATATCTTTATTGAAGTTTAACTTAGTATATAAATGTTTTTATAAAATTTCCCTTATATCTTTGAGGGACCAAGATCAAGGTTTTGGTTTACTCACTTTTATAAGCCCTACCCTAAACTACCTACAACCATAATTGTGCGAACTCTACACACATAAACCACATAATACATAGATTTACTTGTAATTACTTAATACCTAATGAATAGATATACTTTACTTAATAAAATACTTTACCTTTACTTAATGAAAGATGTTAATGTTATGATGTTGATGATATGGTTAATATATGATATGTTTCTTCTTGCCTTCGGCGTATGGTAAAATGCTTACTATTACTATATGTTTTCTTCTTATATTTTTCTCCTAATAATCTTAATAGCTTATTGATATAACTATATAGTAGTTTACACATAAAGTAACTAATAGAAAGGTTTATAAGCAGTATTCTGCTTATATTATTAATGATACTTACTCTAATGAGAGTAAGGAATTATAAAGAGGTTAAATATGAAAGAAAAACAAATCAGAATTATATGGGATTGTGATTTTTTTGTTACCTTTATCCAAAAAAGATTTCCAAATGAACAATACGAAGATTATGTAAGAGAGTGGAAAAGTAGATTTATGACAGGAAACCCTTTTGTTTATATGGATAATGAAACATTAAAAGTATATGTCGCAGTAATTCAAAACATCTTAAAAAACAGAACCAAATAATACTTTCACTTTTTACTTTTATGCTTATCTGTATTATTTGGCTTGGGTATAACTTCGTTGAGGTTATGCCCTTTATATTCAATAAATCAAAATGGGTCAAAAAAATGGAACATTATAAAATAGAAGTTGCAGGAGAAATAGAAACACAACTTAATGACAATTATAAAAAAGGTTGGGAGTTTGTTTGTTTTCTGCCTATGCTTACTTATGGGATGTTAAGAAATCAAAGAATACTATTCAAGAGGTTAAAATGAACGCAGGAAAATGGATTAAGTTAGGGATTATTAAAAAAGAACACGAAAAAATAAGAAGTAGAGCAAGGCAAAAAGCTAAAGGCATCCTTGCTAAAAAGTATAAAAAGCAATATCTTAAAATCGTTAGAACAATAATGAGAGAAGAATATAATTACTACTTAAATATTGTGAAAGGGGGTTTAAAATGAAAGAAGAAATAAGTTTTAATGTATTTTGTGATAGATTTAGAGATATGGATAGAACTAATAATTTTAGTTATGCAGGAAAAAGAGCTTTATTTGATTACCTTGAAAGTTATGAAGAAGAATCAGATACTAAAATAGAGCTTGACATTATTGCTTTATGCTGTGAATATTGTGAATATCAAAATTTAGAAGAGTATTTAAATAATTATTCTACCGATATTGATAAAGAAGATTTTGATGATAAAGAAGATTTTGAAAAAGCAGTATTAGAAGAAATTGAAAACAAAACCACATTAATTAAAATTGAAAATACAGATGGCTTTATAATTCAATTATATTGATTTTTTATTTTTTTTTATTTTGGTTAATTAAACCATTAAAAGCATTAAAAAAAGTCGTTAGAGTGGCTTTAAATGATTTAAATTACAAGGGGGTTAAAAAAATGAGTGAAGAAGAACAAAAATCTGAAACAGAAACAGAAGAAAAGGAAGAAGAAGTTAAAGACGACACAGAAACAGATGTAAAAGAAACAGAATAAAGAAATTATTTTTATTTTTTATATTTTTTTTTAAATTTAAAATAGGTAAAAAATCAAAGTTAGAGATATTGATATTAAAAATTAAACTTATATATTTATTAATTAAAACCAAATTGAAAGGGGGTTAAACTCAAATGACAGAACAAGAAATATTAAAAAACGAATATGAGAAATCTAAATGTTTTGAAAATCCAGAAAGTAGGATACAAGTTTTAGAGGATTTTAAGATTTTGACAGATAGTAGTAGTTTACCTGTTGAGATTAAAGATAGATTTCATCAAGTTGCAGATAAAGATATATCTCAACAAGTAGCAGTTTTACAAGGAAAATGAGTAGTTGGAATAAGTTAAGGATTGGGAGATTTAAATGCAGAATCAACAAAGTTGAGAAAGAGAGAGAGAAATTTGTTGATTGTGATGAAGAAGGCAATTTAATTAGATGTAAGTGTGATAGAAGGATTAAAAAATACTTCTGTGGAGAAAGAGAGATTGATAAATATGAAGTTTTTAAATTAGTTAATGGAAAACCAAGAAGGAAACTTCAAAGAACAAAAGAAGTTGAGGAAGGAGATTTTGAATATGTTAATCCTGATGAACTAAAAGATATGATTATTGAAACTTATTATGTGATTGATTGCGATAAATTAAGAAGTGAAATCCTAAAAAAACAGAAAATCATAAAATTCTTATTTACTAATGGAAATGGATTTAAGGTTTATGAAAGTTTTATATTGCCTTATAAGAAATATCTCATAATGGTTTTATGTTGGGGTAAGTTAGATATTCAAATACACGAACTTTTAGGAAACTACACAACCTTAACAGAAAAAGAAAATGCTTATGAGAGTAATGTTAATAGAAGTAGTGAGAGTGAAATATTTGATATGTATTCTGAAAAGATTGAAGTTAAAGTAAAATGACAAGTGGAAACGATTTAGTAGAACATCAAGAAAATTGTGAAAAATGTCAAGTTTTAGAGGAATTGAAAGATACCTTAAATGACTTCGTTAAGTTAAAAATTGAAGATGTTTTTGATACAATAGAGAAACAACAATTAGAGTGTTATCAAAATGGAAACTGAATTTGTTGATTTAGATTATCTCTATGAATTAGAAAGGGATTTAAGAGCAGATAAAGATTTTGAAAAAGATATGATTACTATGTCTGAAAGTCAAGCAGAAGAAATCTTTTTAGAACAGGCATTAGAACAAATAAGAGAACAAAGAGAAAACGATTAATTATTATTTTTTTTAGTTTTCTCTTTTGATTTAAAATATTGAAAGGGGGTTAAAATGGAAAGAAAATTTGAAAAGATTAAAGAATTAATAAAAGAAAAATATCACAAACAATTAGAAAAAGATTTGCTTAAAATTAAAAAGAAGTTTAAACCGATTTTAGTTAAGTGGAAATCTCTTAATAAACAAATTAAGATTTTAGAGAAAGAAAAAAAGAAAATTAAACTACAAGAGGGTTATAACATTAATTATAAGGGAGAGATTGAGGTTGTATCTAAATGGACTTTAAAAAATCCAGAGGTTCTTTTAGACAAAGCGAACGAACTTCATATTTTAGGAAAAACAAAAGAAAGTAAAGAACTAATTGAAAAGTTAATTGTTAAGTGGAAATTAGGATAAAAATTTTAATTATTTTTTTTATTTTTTTATTTTTTTATTAAGAGGTTGATAAAATGCAAGTAGGATTAGAAAGTTTTGGTGTTGAAATAGAAAAAAGAGTTGTTAAATGTAAAGTAGTTGATAGTGGATTTGATGTTGATGATGATAGTGCCTTTGATGATGATATGGTTATTCAAAGGATAGCACATTATCCTAATAAAAAAACTAATCCTAAAATCGGTGTGAGTAAAGAGGAATTTGAGAAAGAGATTGAAAGGGCTTATAGAGGGGCAGAAGTAGAGTGGGTTAAGAGCATTACAGGTAAAAGACACGAATGTTTTGTTGATGTTTTAAATCATAAAGATAAAGTTGAAAGAACAACATTAGAGGAGATTAAAGATAACTCCTATAAAGTAAAAGGAAAACCCTTAAAAGATATTAAAGAATTAAAAACTTTAGAGTATGATGAAATGAATACTCTTGAAAAAGCAAAACTACATAATTATAGATTAAACAAAAAGAAATCTAAAAGAAAAGGAAAAATTGAGGTTGAGTATAGTTATTATTCTACTGATATTTACAAAGATTATAAAAATGGAAAAGGTATTGGAAAGCCATTACATTTAAAGGGGGATAGATTTACTTCTGTTGGTTTTGAAGGGCATAATGAAGGTTCAAGTTCTCCTATTGATGATGATAAAGCAGATGTAGAAATACAACAATTATATTTAAAGCACTCAGATAATTATAAGATTGAGATTATTGACAAAAGGAAAGAACAAAGAAAAGAATTTAATAAATTAAAAGATAAGAAGATTGTAATTGTGCTTAAACACGATTTAAGTTATAATAATCTGGAAAAAGATAAAAAAGGAAATACTTGTTCTAAAAAGTTTCAGAATTATTCTCCTATTCCACATATTTCTGCATATTATGAAGGAGATTATGAGGGTATTCTTGGTGGGGCAGGTTCTGAAAGTTTTGAAGGAAATAAACAAAAGATGATTGATTGGATGATGAAACTTTTAATTGAGGATGGATACTCTAAAGAAAACATAACAATCAAAGAAATTCCTTTAAATGATGAAACTAAAAAGAAATTTGAGAAAGATACAAAAGAGTATAGAAAAAGAGATTTAGAATATGTAGAAAAAGATATTGAAAGATTATCAGCAAGATTAAAGGATGCTTTATACTCAAAATATGGCTATCCTGTAAAGATTATTGTGGAGAAAAATGAAAAAAAGATTTAGATGTAAGAAGTGTAAAAAAGAATATGTTTATTTTGGATGGTGTTTAAGACACTCTAAAAAAATAGGACATTATAAATTTAAGGAGATTAATAGAGAAAAATTATGGGATGGATTATAGATTATTTTGGAAAAAAACAATTTGTTAATGAAAATGAAGAAAAAGAAGAGGAGATTGGAGAGATAATTGAAGAACCTAAATTCTCTGATGTAGTTTTTACTCCAAAACAAGAAGTTTTTATGAAATTAATTTTAGAGAAATTGAAAAAAGGTGAAAGAAGGAATTTGTTATTTAGTGGTTATGCAGGAACAGGAAAGACTTATTGTATGCCTAAAGGAACTTTAATTAAAACTCCAAATGGATTAAAACCAATAGAGAAAATAAAAGAGGTTTTATCATATAATTTTAATAAAAAGAAAATTGAAAGTAAAAAAGCACAATTAAGTTATGCAGGAAAAAAGCAACTATGTATAATTCATACTAAAAAAGGTTGGTTAAAATGTAGCCCTGAACATAAATGGTTTATTATTAGAGATAATAAAAGACAAATTATTAAAACAAAAGATTTAAATACAAGCGACTATTTATTATATGTAGAATGATAGCAAGAAATCCAAAATCAAAGAAAGGAAATAGAAAAAACTATTTAAAAATAGCAAAATCTAATTTTAAATGGAAATGTATGATTTGTGGGAAAGAAAAAACAAATGATAATTTTGATTTAATTGTCCATCATATTGATAAAAATCCTTTTAACAACAAAATAGAAAATTTAATGGTTTTATGTCAATCTTGTCATATAAAACAACATAAGAGAGATATGCAAAATAGAACTAATCAAAGTAAAATGATGAAGGAAAAATGGAAAAAATATAGGGAAAGTAAGAAAAAGATTTGTCCTGTATGCCATAAAGAATTTTATGCAATTAAAGGAAAGAAAATCTATTGTTCTCAAAAATGTCATCTTAAAAATTTAAACAATTTACAAGGAAAAGAACACTGGAACAAAGAAAGAAAACCATGGAACAAAGGATTAAAATTGAAAAAATAAGATTTACTTCTAAAGAAGTAGATATGTATGATTTATCTGTTGAAGATAATAAGAATTTTATACTTTCAAATGGAATAATCTCTCATAATTCATCTAAGATGATTGCTTGTGAAACTAAAAAACCTTTTATTTATTTAAATGGGGCTATGAGTAAAAGGAAAATTATCACTTTAATGCTTTCAGCGAAAAATGATGCTATTATCTTAATTGATGAGATTCATAATCTTCCAGAAAAGGTAAGTGAAATTATTTATTCTGCTATTCAAGATAATGAAATTTATGATGATGGAAAAAGGCATATCTTAAAGAATATTACATTTATTGGAACAACAACTGAACCTGAAAGATTACCCAAACCATTAATGGATAGATTTATGAGAATTGAATTTGATGAGCCTGATGAAGAAACTTTAACTAAAATCTTAAAAAAGATTGGATTAAATGATAAGTGTATAGGTTATCTAATAAATTATACACTTAATATTAGAATTTTAAAAAAGATTATTGAATATGTTGAATTATATGGAGAGAAAAATGAAAAGAATTTGACTAAAGTGTTCAGATTAATGAAGATTAATATTTATTCTGGATTATCTGATGAACAAGAAAAATATATAAAACATCTTAATTCAATAAAGAAAGCAAGTTTAAGAAATTTAAGTTTAGTCTTACGACGAAGTGAGAATTACATTAAATTAGATATAGAACCTGACTTAATTAGAAAAGGAGTAATTTTGATTAGTTCAAGAGGGAGAGAATTAGCACCCAATTTCAAAAATGTTTCTTATGAAGAATTACAAAAAGAAAGTGAGAAGGAACATAGTGAAAAAACTATGGATGAAATAACATTAGCACACACTTATTTAAGAGAAAATCCAGAAATAAGAGATAAGTTTGGAAAAAGATATTTGGAATTAGTGAATTTTATTGCAGATAAAATAGTAGAAGGTATTTCTCCTGATGAGATTGATTTTCTATCTTTTGGAAATGATGTAGGAGTTTCTGAAAGTTATGAGAATAATTATTCAGAAGTTTTGGAAGAATTATAATCTATTAACAAGTGAAAGTCTTATCAAATGTCTGCATTCTCTTTTTTTACAAGTTGGATAGAATTGATATTTAATTATTCCCCTATGATGTAATTGATATTTAATTATTCCCCTATGATGTTGATAATCACAATAAGGAATAAATCTTTTATCTCCTTCTTCCATTGGAGAATATTTCAGAACTCTTTTCGGTTTCATTTAACCTCCTATAATGAGGACAATATTTTTTAATTCCATCATCTTCATAACAATCATCATCAGCATAATCACAAATATGTGCATATTCACATAATTTTGGTCTTTCTTCTGTCATAATTCTTTTAATCTTTTTTTATTAAGAATTCTTATTATTCCTTGCCTTTCGGCATTATGAAATAATTGAGGCATAGCAATTTGAAGCTTTTTAGACATATCTACAATATTATAATTTATAGTTAAATTTTCTCCTTTTAATTTCCCCATTACTTTATCTACATGATCTATGGATTTAAGGATTTGTTCTGCTGTTTTTAAAAGCAATCCATAACTTTGAGCCTGGAAAACCATACTTCTTCCACATTTAGAGCATTTGATGATTTTATCTTTAAGTTCTGGTTCTGCTTTAATCTCATAAAAGAATTTCCATAATTCACTATTTAAAGTATTTATTTGATTTAAAGTATCAAAATAAGTTTTAGCCAATTTTTGATCAAAGTCTTTTGTATCCTTTAATATTTGAAATGATTTATTTTTATTTCTTTTTAAATAATTAAATACATTTTCTTTAGAAATATCAGAATTAAATTCTTCATTTAGCTTATCAGCAATGGCTGAATGAGAAAGTCCCTCAACATTTAGTTTGATCGCATGTTTTTACCATTTTAATCGTTGCACAACTATGGTTGTTCAATATATATAAAGAAAAAGACTATTTATTTCTTTCTATTATGACAATCATGACAAAGATAATAAATTTTTCCTTCTTGAACTGCTATCTATTAGATTTTTCGGTAATAAAATCTATCTTAAAACCTTTTAAATTAAACTTATGAACTATAGTTCTCATATAAACTTTAATTATTTGTTTTAAATGCTTGTAATCAAAAAGATTTTTCAATTTAAATTCAATATTTATTTTAATTTTCATATTTCTCCTTGTCTTTTCTTCTATTCCAATTCCAAATCTTTAATTGTAATTTTAAAGCACAGATGTGCGAGCAAATAAGTCCTGGAATATTTTGTTTTTTGACTACTCTTTGATAAAATTGACAATTACACTCAAATTGTCTATCTTTTAAACTTTTGATTTCATATGTAGTCTTATTGTAGCCCTTAATAGGAAGGCAGAGATAGCATTTTTTCTCTTTTGAATACTCTATGCACCCTTCTCTTAGAAATCGTTTAGCTTTCAGCAAGATTGCATAAGTTTTCCATTTCTTATCATCTAAAGCCCTTAATTCTTTGTATGTATTTGAATAATAAACCACATTATTTGGGGTTAATTCTTCTGGTTCTTCATATGTTTGTTTTACTTCTTCAATCATATTATCCACTCATACCCTAATTTATTTAATATATATAACTCTAATCTCAATCTCCAAATTCTCTTTTTCCATTCCCACCAACTTACTTTTTTTTTCTTTTTTTCCATTTTTTAGTTCCTCTTTGATATTTTTTATGTTGTTTTGATTTTTTGATGATTATTCCATGAATTTGATCGTGGCATTTTCTACATAAACACTTTAAATTACTTCTAATATTATTTTTTTTATTTTTATCTTTATGATGAATTGTTAAGTTTTTTCTAACTCCACATTTTTCACATTTATATCCTATTATTTTTACAAATCTTTTATTTTTTAACATTTAAATTCATCTCCATGTAAATTTTTGTGGCATTCATTACAGATTACTAAAATATTATTTGGATAATATTTGCCTCCGGCATTTCCTCTTTTGATTCTATGGATCTCTAATTTTCCAACTTCTCTTTCTGGGCGATGACACATCTGACAATAATTATCAACCATCGTTCTAAGTAAATCTTTTTGTTTTTCTGTTAATTTCATATTAAATCAGGTCCAAATATTTTATCTATTTCTTTATTTATTGCTTTTACATCTTCTTGAAATAATTGTCTTGGTAAACTTTCTTTCAACAACTTAACAGCTTCTTTTATATTATTAACTTCTATAACTGCTGTTTTATATTCAGGGTCTAAATTTATATTTTCAAATATCTTCTCACTTAAACTTTTAAATTCTTTTAATGTAGCTACTCTTTCATTATTTAAATTGTCTATAATTGCTTTATCCATGTTTCATATTCCTCTTTTGTAAATTGAGTATTACATATCATATATTTTTTATCAAAACAATCATAACAATAAGAACAATCATAACAATGAGAACAATGAGAACAATCATAACAATGAGAACAATGAGAACAATCATCACAATGAGAACAATTAGAACAATCAAAATTAGATTTAAGTCTTCCTGCTTTTTTCAAAGCTTCTTTCTTTGCTTTTGTTAAATTAAATTCTTTTTCCATTTTGATTCTAAATCCCCGAAGGGATGGGTTAGGGAAGTAAACTTCGCCGAATACCCCAATTGGCAGAGGCAGGATTCGAACCTGCTTGGGTAAGCTATCCCATCCTTCAGCTTTAACACTCTGCCTTATTTTAACTTATTTGTTATGTAAGTTATACTTGCAAGAATATGAGCGCAAGGATGATTTAAACTTCCTGCCTTGCATTCACATAATGCAATTAATTTATGATTTTGATATTTTAATGTTACGTGATACTCTCCTACCTGAAAACTAATTGAATAAGGAGTTTCGGAGAGGATCTCTGTCTTACTGAGCAAATAATTTGCTTTTTTGAAAAGATATTTTCTCATTTTCAATAAGCATCATCATATTCAACTTTAGGTTGTGCTTGTTGTCCTACTTTTTCTGTAGTTATCCACATTCCTTTTTGTAGATATTCGTGAGCTTCTTCAGCAAGTCTTTTTGCATCTTTTTCTTGACCTGTTCCAAGATAAACATTGCCTGCAAATTTTAAAGCAGACATTCTATTCATTTCACTTTCAGCTATTGCTGGTGGTTTTCCTGGATGTTGGATTGTTCCATTTTGGCTTACGCTGGTTGATTTTATAAAAACAACTAAAGGATTACCTCCTGGATCAGCTTGATTTACTTCAGTTCTATATTCACATTCCCCTTTCTTAACATAATTCATTTTTACTAAAGGGCCTAATGTGAACCAAGTTCCACCAATACAAACAGCATTATTTTTCTTGCTTATTAACTCAACAGTTCCTTGTAAATTTTCCATTTTTACCTCCTTTATAATTTTTTAAATCTTCCTCAGTTATGTTAAAAAAATATTTAATCCAATCCGTGCAACCAGTTCCAAATCCATGATGATTTTTAGTTTCAATTTCCTTCACTTGTTTAATTGCTTCTTGTTTTAAAACTAAAATACTTATAGTTTCATCTTCATCTTTTCCTATTTCATAATTTTCCCAATCTTTTTTCAAATCTTTTAATGTTTTTAATTCCATTTTTATTAAGATTTTTTTTACAAGAAATTTCATGTGCTTTTACATTATAATTTAACTGTTTTTCATAAAGAGAAGTAAATTCTTTTTTACAATATTGACATTTCTTTTTTAAAACTTTCATATTATATATAGATACCCTACCCTTATAAACCTTTCGTTTCCTAAAATTTCCTAAATTATTTTCCCCTCATCCAGAAATTATCATCTATTCTACCAGTTTTTGATTTGATTTCTTTTCCAGAAACTTTAGTTGTGCAAAAGATACATCTCATCTCTCTATCTAAGATTCTATATTCTCCACAAATTATGCAACTTCCTTTTCTTAATTCAAACATTTTATAATTATTTAATATAAGTATTTAATTTATATATTTATTATATTTAACATACTTCTCAGTATTTAATCTGGTTAAATGTGATTAATCCACGCGCTAATGACCAACCTTATTTCCATCCCCCTCTTCCAAACTTAGACAACCAAATAAATGTTAAGGATTGCAATTCTTTACTTCGCCATTGTGGAAGACGACTTTCATAAGTTGCCAACCAATCCAGTATGTTCTCTATCTTATTTAAAGTGCACAGAACTATCGCACGCGTAACCTCTGGTCCTCATATCTGGATTGTAAATTGATTATCATTTTAACCTGTGCAAATTATAAAGAATTAGAGTATTTAAATATTTCTATAAAAAGGTGTGGGTAGAAATCAGTTACAGGTTAGCAATGAAACTATACCCACAAAAATATAAAAAAAAAGAAATATAAAAACTTTTCGGTTTATTCATAGATTTTATCTATATCAATTATGTAGTCTTTATCTATTTCTGCGTCATCTCTATCTTTTTCGTCTTCATTAGCAGCATCTTCAACAGTTATTGTTGTGGATATTTTTGCTCTGCCTTCTTCATCGTCATCATCATCTACATGATAATAAACTTTTAAATCAAGCTCAACATTAACATTTTCATCAACAATCAATGTTTCAATATCTTTAACTACAATTTGATCAATGTCTTTATAACTTTCTATTTCTGTATCTTCTAATTCAGCATTAATAGCTGATCGAACTACTTTTTTGAAATCTTTTGAATCAATTTCATTTAAAGCTAAAGTTTCACCTAAACTTTTATAAGCATCATTTTTGAATATTTCATCATAGATTGCATCTGTTTTAGGTCCATCAGTCATATCAACATTAACACTTAATCCAGCATCAATTTTTTTATCTAATGCTGAAATTTGTCTTTCAAGATTTAAGTTATTAACATCTACATCTTTAGTGTAAGCTCCAAAACTTAATAGCAAAGAAACTATCACTAAAACAGCAGTTACATATTGGATCCAATTTGCTCTATTATATTTAGCTTCTGTCATTTGTATACCTCCCTAATTTAATTAAAAAGAAGTCTAAAGTTTTATAATGGTTCTTTTTCATACTTTTTTAAAGAATCTTACTTATTTAAATATTTCTATTTTAATAAGTTTTGTATTTCAGAAAAAGCTCCTATCCTCCTAATTTATTGGAGATATAATTAAAACATATTCCATGAAGTTTTACTGTATCTGTAATAGTATCCTGCACATCAGCAGATAATCTTGTTAGTTTAAAAATTATACTTGCATCTATTGAACTTGGGGCGTTTATTCCTGTTATATCAGTTACAACCAATCCGTCTGCTGTTGTGGATGCATCACTTACTGCAGTTAAAGTTTCTTCTGCTCCTAATGTTGTATCTTCATCTTCAGCAAGCCATCTATATTCTAATTGCCATTTCACATTTCCAGTTGAAGCAGAACTCCAGCCAATCCTTATTGTAATTTCTTCGCTTCTGTCCATGTCATAAGCTGGGGCAATTCTCCAGCTTACGCTTTCTTGATTTGCTTCAACAGCTTGATCATCAAACTGCCAGGCAGAATTTTCTAAGTTTCCTTGAGATATTTCAGTAGCTGGTTTAGCGCCAGGCGCTTTTATTCCTGCTGCATCTATCCATAAGTCCTTAGTTATCCTTGCTGTGCCTTTTAAAGTTAATACCCCTGTGTCTGAAATATCAAGATAGTTTGTTGAATCTCCGATTTGTGCTTCTGAAAGAAATCCTTTAAATCTATAATCTTTATTTCCAAGATAATAAGTATTATTTAATTTAGGCAAAACATCAGAATCTATTTCTGTTAAATCTTTAAGCCATTGGAGTGTTCCTGTAAATGGATTGAATTTTAAGATTGTTCCTTTGCCTTCGGCAACTGCAATAGTTGTAGTGTCTGTAATTGTTAAAGTTTCTGTGATTGTTTGCCCTTGAAGTTCAGAAGATGCTGCACTAACAGAATCACTTATACTCAAAGTATCTGTTTCACTAATTGGATAAAATGTTGCACCATAAGTTTCAACACTATCTGTAATTGTTAAAGTATCAGTTTTACTAATTGAAGTTATTTTTTGTTGTAGTTTCTGTAATTGTTAATTCTTCAATTAATGTTGCACTTATTGAAACAGAATCACTTAAATTTAAAGTTTCTATAATTTTAATTCCTTCTTCTAAAATAGAATCTATTGAAACACTATCAGAAATATTTAAGGTATCAGTTTCAGAAATTTCTTCTAAATAATTTACAGAAGTTAAAACAGAATCTGTTAAATTAAGGGTTTCAACAACTGTAAAACTTTCTACACCAACTACTAAAGCTACTAAAACACTATCTGTTAGGCTTAAAGTATCTTCTTCACTTATCCCTAAAGTTTGTTGCCCATCAATAGAAACACTATCTGTTAAATTAAGAGTATCAGTTTCAGAAATTCCTAATGTAACATCCCCTTCAATAGAAATACTATCTGTGATAGACAAAGTATCTAATTCACTAATCCCAAGAGAAACATCAGCCCCTATTAAAACACTATCAGAAAGACTAAGGGTATCAGTTTCATAAACAACCCCAAAAATAGATAAGCTTACAGAATCACTTAAACTTAAAGTGTCTGCTTCAGATATTTCTTCAGTTAATAAGGAATCTATTGAAACACTATCAACTAAGGTAAGAGTATCAGAATAAGATAAGTTATGTGTTTCTCCCCCAGCAGCGGCGATTGCAACGTCATTATCTTCATTTACATAAAGGGCTGTTTCATCATCATCATATATCCCCCATTGAATAAATCCACCATTATCCCCTATTGTTCTCCCACCTGACACTGACTTGTAATCTTGTGCCGCTCCACTATATGTTGTTGCACCCCCCCAGCTTCCCATATCATCATCAGATTTTTTATATAAAACTTCAGTATCTACTTCAAAGTCAGTTCCATAAGTATAAGCTACATAAACATCATCATTTTGTTGGTTAATCATTACTGCACATAAACTTGAATCATCTTGGTCTGTGAATACATTTGTTTTTGCTGTAACAGTTGGGGAGGCTATGCTGTTGGGTGTAATATCCCATGTCATTAAATCTCCAGTTGCAGTTTCATAATTGTTGTGTGCAGCTAATAATATGTGGCTATCGCTGTGTCTTACTGCTGCGTCCATAGTTTTATAATATGCATGGTCGACCATTGAAGAAGCAATAGCTGTTTCAGTCCAACTGTCTCCGCTATCATCATACATCTTTACAGAGATAGCATTTGCACTTCTATCCCAAAAAATACCCACCGCATCATTATCATCTGCTGTGCTGGCTGGGTATAATAATAGCCAGTCTTCTTCTGTTGTAGTTTCAAACACATCAGCTATATCTGTTCCAGCAGTCGCGAATAAATCTGCTGATTTATAACATTCTATTTCAGATTGTGTTGAGAAAGCTACTATAATATTTCCACTAACTGTTTTTGTTATTGCTGTTCTGTTGTTCCAGTGGGTCGTTGAAACTGTTACCCCAGCGTCTACAGTTCTACGAGTTCCTTGACTTCCATCACTTATATCTATTGTTCTATAATATATTGCATTATCTCCACTATCTGCCCATGTTACATGAATAAGAGTTCCACTATCTCCAGGAGTTTCTTGGTCAAACCAACAAGCACATGACCTTAACCCTGTTCCAGAATCTATTTGTGTATCACTCCAATCAGCTCCGCCATTTGTAGTTCTTGAAAACCTCATGTTTCTGGAAGCATCAGAATAAACTACTACCCCTGTTGTTGCATTTATCCAATAAGGACCCCAGATTCCTGTCTGGTCTGCTGTCGCATAAACATTTGTATATACTAACTTATCTGCCATTTTGTTTTAGAACCCAAAGTATTTCTATCTTATCTTTTTTATTTTCAAAGATTCTCATTTGAGAAAATGGAATCAACTTACAACATTATCATAACCAATGTTTATAGTATCTCCATTATTAACAGCCACTGCACTGAATGTAGACCTTGCTAACATATCACC